AATGGCGTAGTTGATTGGCTGGACCATCAGAATTTACCTCCCAGACCAGAGAAGATTCCAAGGCCTCCAGAAATTGCGGACGGGATGGCAGCAAACGCTCTGCCTTGCGCCAGTTCGCCACCGGCCAGGGCTGCGCCCTGCTGTGCCAGCAGGTTGGAAACATTGGTGCCAAGAGCCTGGGCCTGCGATGCCTGGCCAGCCGCAGCAGCTTGGCCGCCACGGTAAAGCTGCTCGGTAACACCCAGGCCAGCGCCTGCAAAGCCGCCCAGGCGGCCGTACTGCTGCTCGATGGCCTGCTGCAGCATCTGCGGACGGAACTGCGCCAGCGCGCCCTGAATGTTGCCGCCACGCAGGCCGCCAGTAGCCGAGGCGCGCTGCAGTAGCGCCTCCTCGCCAGCTTGGACCTGAGCCTGAAAGCCAGCGCCCTGCTCGATCTGCGCAATGGCCGCGCGCTGCGCCTCTGGGCCTCGTAGCCCAGCAATGGCCTGCTGCTGCTCGAATGCTTGCGCACCGGCCTGCTGGAATGGTTGTAGCTGGCTGATCGCTCCAGTGCCTGCCTGAACGTAGGGTTCGAGCAGCTTTTGAATCGCCTCGAACTGGCGACGCTGCTCAGCGATGCCGGCCTGTGAAGCGCCGGCCTGCGTTTGTGCAGCAGACTCAGCGGCATCGGCTTGCGCCATGCCGGAGATAAGGGTTGCGCCGCCAACGGCAATGCCTGCCAGCGCTGCTCCAGATAGTCCAAAACTCATTTTGTGCCCTCCAGGTGTGGATGTTGGACGGCCTCCAAGACCGGAGCCGGTGCTGGTACGGTGTACATGTCCCAGATCACTTGCGGGTCTGTCTCGTTCGTCGGGTTGGCGTGGAAGGTGGTGACCTCGACTTCGGTCAGTGCGACGCCAGCGCGCTTGGTGTGGGGTTTGGTGACGCTCATGAAGCCGGGGCCGACCTGGGCCGAGCCGTCGTCAGTGGTGACGATCAGGTGGCCTTTGCGAACAACGAAGAAGGACTCGTCCTTGTGCACTGCGCCGGTCAGGACGGTGCCTGCCGGGATGTGCATGGTGCGAGCGTAGAGGCCATTGCAGAAGGTGTGCTCGACAGGCATGTCAACCTGGGGCAGCTTGAGCAGCTCGGCCTCCAGGCGGTAGATAGGCAGGTGCTCGGGAGGCACATTGGCCTGCTGCGCAACTTCCTGAACCGCGACATCGCTCATCGAATCCTCCTAGTAGGGACTTTGAGCTGCTGGCGGCTCAATCGGCTCAGCACCTTTATTTTCCCACAATTTGCCATTTGGTCAATCCTCGTCATCTTCGCGCTCTTCCCATGCCTGGCAAACGCGCATGTCGTTGCAGACAAAGTCCAGCTTCTCGCAGTGGCCGCGAAAGCCTGCGCCCTTGTCGTAGGAGGCCATCGGGATGCGCTCGATCTTGACCTGGGTCATCAGGCTGTTGTCGTAGTACTCGCAGTTGGAGCAGTGCTTGCGCCTGGCGTCCTTCTCGTCGCACTGCATGGCCTTGGCCAGCGCCACATAGAACGGCTTGTTCGCGCCCGGCTCATTGGTCGGCATCTCGGGGCCGTAGTTCCAGTCCTGCACGGCCGTCTCGTAGTTCTTGCGGTTCTCGGCAGTGGTTAGGAACGGCTCGTCGATAGGCAGTCCACCGAAGCCGGCCACCATCATTTTGGGCATCTTTGCGTAGTCCATGTCTTACTCCTTTATGTGATCTCGCGGCCGTTTGCACGGATGGTCAGTGACGTGGCTGCGCTTGCAATGGTGGAAATGAAGCTGCCAGACTCCAACGCCTGGCCGACCAGCTCCGGGAAAGTGTAGGTCTCGTCCGGTGCAATGGCTCTGGTGTCCACAATCAGGTTGGTCGTGCCGGCCGTGCCACCACTGGTCACCAGATTGACGCTGATGGTCACATTGCCTGCAGTGGTGTTGGTGGCCGTGAATTTGTCGATGATGGCCTTGCAGTTTGTTGCCGTGTACTGCGTGGTCTGCACGTTCTCGGCCTGCTTTGGTGGGATCAGCACCTTGATGGTTACGGTCATGTCATGCTCCTTATATTGCTTCGGCACCGCTGGCCGTGATTGTCAGGCCTGTCGATGCCGCTTGGACTTGGATGGTTTCGGCTGCATTCATCACCTGCACGCCGTTGTACTGCAGGGCATTGTTTGCCGGGACGGACACATCGTAGAGGAAAGCGTTTGTCGTGCCTGCCGTGCCAGCAGAAGGCACCAGGAACACACGCACGTTGATGGCCGCTGCCGTGGTGTTGGCAATGCTGAACTCTTTGAGCAAAGTGCGTGTGCTGGCCGGAACGGTGTAAAGCGTGGTCACGCCAGTGGTGATCGCCGCCTGGCCCAGCTTGGTTGGGGTAATTACATCGAAAGCCATGTGAGCACCAGGTTAGATTTGACAAACGCAGGCAAGGCGGCAGCCGTCAATGGCCCACTCTCCCAGCGTTGCTGGATTCCGTCGTAAATGAGGACATCGCCAGTTGTCGGTGTTGGAGCGTAGACGTCTGACAGTTGGCCGACAAGCGGCTCGGCCTGGACCCTGACAAAAATGGAGCCAGAGCCTGCCGGTGCAGCATTGACCACCGCAGCCACCACCACATGAGGCGTGGGTGCTTGTGGCAGATTCTTGGTCAGGCCACCAGCAAACGATGGGTTGTAGTACAGGATGTCGCCATCTGCCCAGACTTCGCCATAAGGCGTGCCTGTGGTGTTGAATCCACGCACCAGCCCAAAGCTGGAGACCAATCCGAAGTCGTTCAGCACAATGGCCTCGGCAGCCACGCCCATGACAAGCTGGCCATTGGTCAAGCCGGTTGATGGTTTGCCCTTGAGCACGCCAGACGACCCGACAGCGCCATCGAACATCACCAGTTGCCCTTTGGCAATGTTGGCCGAGGCCTTGATGTAGTAGTACTGCGATTCGCCAATGGACTGGTTGACGTTTGGCGTCATGTCCAGGTTGAGCGTGTAGCCACCGTTCCAGTGCAACCTGCCGACCTTCGTGGTTGGATCAGGTGCATTGGTATTGAAGTCGATGTAGTCGGTGGCGACCGAATTGTTGTTCTGCTGGACTGGCGCAAGAGCCATCAGATTGAGCACTTGGGCCAGCCTTGGAATGGCATCCAGTGCCTGCTGAATCTTGGCATTGAGAACGGCATCTTCGACCGCCGTGTCCTGCGCCAGTGCCGCAATCTGGGCCAGCGCCTCGTTGGCCGTGGCCGCCGCTGTGTCGGCCTGGTACTCGAAGTCCGTGCCGGTGATCACCTGCAGTTCGTCCACGACCGAGAACAGCAGCTCAAACTGCCTGATCTGCTGCTGGTCGGTCAGGAACTGCGCGAGCTGGTCGCGCGTCAGGTTCAGCCTGCGAGAGTACGGTGAGGTGGCCATCAGTACGCCAGCCCTTCAATCTGCGCCTCAAGGCGTGCGAATGCAATGTGCGAGTCGCTGTCGCCACGGAAACGCTGGATGCGCCAGTTGCGCATGCTGCCCTGCTGAAACCAGGCCAGGCGCTTCTTGGTGTTGCCGATGGTGCCAGCACGGATGAATCGGTCCTGGCTCCAGGACAGGCCATCCAGCGAGTAGCTGGTGCTGATCTGCGGGTCTATGCCAAGCGCCACGCGCCCGGTCAGGCTGACCAGCTCCAGCTCGTGGAACAGCGCGCCGTTGCCTTCGTTGTAGACGATCAGCGTGCCAAACTCCCAGCGCACTTTCTGACCCCAGTGCGTGCCAATGGTGTCCACCAGATAGCCAATGTTGCTGGACTGCGGGTCGCCGACCAGCCACTTGTCGTAAGCGTAGACCAGATTGCGTGCACGGTACTGGCTGAAACCGACCACGGTGGTGGTCAACGTGAACCAGACAGCCTCGCCAAGCACCTGCGAAGCCGCGCCGTCATAGACCAGCGTGCGGTCAGGCAGGTGGACGTAGAGGTGATGGTGCGCCTTGTCGTTGCGTGCCTCCATCTTGACCGTGGCCAGTTGCGCCTCGGTGTAGTTCAGAAGCAGCTCGTCGATCTCTTGCGTGCTGATCTTCTGCGCCGTGGCTGCTGCGCCCATGTAGATGCTGGGCGCTTCGTTGCGGCCGCTGCCCAGGAATGCGATTTGCTCCATGTACACGCAGCAGGCAAACGTGCCCACGACGCCCTTTTGAATCTGCGCACCGTCGATGCGGTTGAACGGGAACAGCG